ATGAGATGGTTGAACAACGAAGAGAATACTTTGCTGCTCAGACTAAAGCTCAAACGGATTCTGTAGACAACAACTTTATGAGAGAGAACGATCAAAGAATGCCGCTCTTTTCAGAAAAGCGTTCAACTACGTCGTTCGGAAAAGGTAAATAACTTTTTAAAAAGGATTTAACATGGCTACTACAGCTGCCCCTTACGGACTAAAACCCGTAAAGCGTGCCGACGGCATGCCTTATGCTGGCGCTACTAGTCAATATCTAATCGACCCAGCTGGTGAAGCAACTAACCTATTCTATGGGCAAGTTGTTATTATCGGTGCAGACGGTTATATTGCATTGGCTACTGGTACCGGAGCAGACCTTACAACTAACAGTATCAGTGGTACCTCTGGTGTAGGTGCTTACGGTGTATTTGTTGGTTGTGAGTATACTAACTCTTCAGGCCAAGTGGTTCAGGCACAATATTATCCTTCAGGTACTGCTAATGGCGGAACTATTAAGGCATATGTTGTTGATGACCCAAATGTGCTTTTCCAAGCTCAGCTAGATGGTGCAGGTGCTCAGACTGTTGTCGGCGCTAACACTTTCTTCGCTGCTGCTCAAACAACTTCTACCGGTAACACTGCTACTGGTAATTCAACTTCAGCACTGGATGCTACTGTTGTAACTACAGCAGCTGCGTTCCGTATTGTTGCCCATGTGTCACCTGCTAGTGATGCGTATCCGGATGTTCTTGTTAAGTTCAATCCAAGCGCACATCAGATGACAAATAATGTCGGCCTATAAGGAGTAACGTACAATGGCTATGTCACGCGCACAACTATTAAAGGAACTCCTTCCTGGTCTTAACGCGCTATTTGGTATGGAATATGCCAGATACGGCGAAGAGCATAAGGAGATTTTTGAAACCGAATCTTCCGAGCGTTCATTTGAAGAAGAAACCAAGCTATCAGGCTTCGCAGCCGCTCCTGTAAAGGACGAGGGTAGCTCAATTTCTTACGATAACGGACAAGAAGCTTGGACGGCTCGATACAACCACGAAACCATCGCTCTTGGCTTCTCTCTTACGGAAGAGGCTATTGAAGATAACTTGTATGACTCATTGTCATCACGTTATACAAAGGCTTTGGCTCGTGCTATGGCTTACACCAAGCAAACTAAAGCTGCTGCCGTTCTAAACAACGGTTGGACTGCTGGTTACACTGGTGGTGATGGGGTTGTTCTTTTCTCAACTGCACACCCACTAGTTTCTGGTGGTACAAACAGCAACACGCCAGCTGTTCAGGCTGATCTTAACGAAACTTCTCTTGAAGCAGCTGTTATTCAGATCGCTGGTTGGACGGATGAGCGTGGTCTTTTGATTGCTGCTAAGCCTCGTAAACTAATTGTTCCACCTGCCCTACAGTTCGTTGCAACTCGACTCCTTGAGACCGAGAAGCGTGTAGGTACGGCGGACAACGACGTTAACGCAATCGTAAGCAACGGTTCTATTCCAGAAGGTTACACTGTTAACCACTGGTTGACCGATACTGACGGTCGGTTCCTTACAACTGACGTACCAAATGGTATGAAGCACTTTGTCCGCTCAGCAATGAGCACTTCTATGGACGGAGACTTCGACACAGGTAACGTTCGTTATAAGGCTCGTGAACGATATTCTTTCGGTTGGTCTGATCCACTCGGAGTTTTCGGCTCACAAGGCGCCTAATAGAGAGGGGGGTTACAAGCCCCCCTTTTTAATTTATACTGTACGTACTAGGATGATATCTATACCGACTGACCTAGCAGACTTAGTAGAGACGGTATAGGCAGTGCTACTACACGAAAGGAAACAAGATGGCTAATACTACTTTCCAAGGACCAGTTCGATCCGAGAACGGTTTCAAAGACATTACTGTCGCTGCTAATACTGGCGTAGTTCACACCACCCAGAGTAAGGGGTCTCGATCTCTTTCTCTGCCTGCAAAGGAACTTGTATCTCTTTTGGAGATAATGAGAACCCCTGGATTG